CCATGCTTTTACCCATGCGAACATGGCAGGCATCCAGATTGCGTCAAATCGGGCAGCAATCTTTCCGCCGTTGCGCCTGCCTGTAGCGTTGCGAATGACATCGGGCATGTCCGAGAGCATTTGCGCGGCGCGCTCCTCCTCGTCGGTCACAGCACGCATTCCGATTGCAAATTTGCCGTCGGCGAATGACTTGATGTGTGCGATGGCACAATAAACGTGGAGCAACTCTAGGTCGTCTGCGATGCTCTGCCAATGGTCCTCTGTCCTTGCGCTGATCATTCGCGCTGGCAGTGCTGCGGCTTCATTCATGTCCTGCGACGGATCCCGCCAGACTTTAGCGAGCGACAAAGGGCCGACAGTCTTGTTGTCGAGGTGATAGCTGATTGTTCCCGGCTCGTCGGGATCGTATGTCACTCCCTTGGAATAGACGTTTGAAACGCCTGGGGTTCCCGGCTCCAGCTCGACGCCAGCCGTTACGCAAGCCGCGAAGAAGCGCGGACATTGCGTTGGGATGATGTTAACTCCCGCCCCTTTTAGTTCACTCATCCTCAGGTGATGTCAGGATGCTTGGTGAAGTTCACCGTAGCCGTTGCCAAAGCGCCTCGCGATTGACTGATTTCGATGTCGTCCATATAGAAACCTCCCGTGGTGATACCGTAGCCAGACACGGAATTTGCCACGGTCTCGGCAGTTCCGAATGCGACACCAAGGACGCCACTAAGGGCGGAAGTATTAACCTCCCCGGTAATGGTGCAGGTGGTCGCGGTCAGGAAGTTGTAGACAAATCCAGTGGGCGATCCGCCTTTGTCTTCGATGAAGATCTTTTCGTTGGTCCAGCCTTGGCGAAAGTCGGAAATGTTAATGGCCGTCTCGGCGCTGACAACGCCTTTTACGAAGTTGGTTGCAGATACAAAAGTGGGAGTTGGCATGGCTCAGATGGGTTGGATTGTGGCGACAAGAGAATAGGTAATGATGCGGTCGTTTTCGTTCTCGACCGTGCGAGGTGCGCCGATCATTTCGACGGCTTGCCCTCGCGGCATGGTAAAGGATTTAGCAGAATAGGCGGAAACCGTCTGCTTGGCAGAGTCGGCATTGCCGATCATCTCGCGCATGAGTTCGCGCTGTTGTGCATCAAGATTGCGCGTCTCGATGTCGATTGAGACGGGAAAGATGTTTGTTCCGATTGGCTCCTCTGCTCCGGTCTCGGCCTTGATGCCAATGGACGTTCCAACGCGCTCCTCGGGCTTGCTGGAGGTTGCGATGACAATACCAGGGAATGCATCGCGGAAAACCCGTGCGACGCTGTCCTCGACTCGCTCTGCGAGGTCTGGGGTGGTATCAATCATTTGTCAAATCAATGGAAAGGATTCGTTCGCCCTCGGGCTTGATTGCTGTGATGCGATATTTTTGCCCTTGGTAAAAGACGGGCGCTTGTTTGCGCGGCGTCGTGCCTCTGTTTAGGATGGTGGCGGTGAGAGTGCTTTCTCGGTTGTCGATTCCGAATTCGCTGGCCTCAAAGGAGGTGTCGCCTTGTTCGATAATTGCCCTCATCTTGACGCCGTCGATCTCGATCATCTTGCCTTCAAACGCGATCAGATCGGCAAGGGCTGCTTGATGGTCGAGGGTCGCATAGCTCATTTTAGGATGGCTTTGACTTTGGCGGTTAGGCTGGCGTCGAGACCTTCGGCAATAAATGCCGTGAGGTTTTTCCGCTCGTCCTCGATGACCGTCTCTTGGTCCGGCGTTCCGTTAAGCATTTCAACAATGTCAACGATGCGCTGGATGCGGTTAACCCTGTCCGCAGTCGCACCAGGGGAGGAAAGAGGCGGAACCTCCCCCGGTGCGTCGTCGGCTTTCGCTTCTGAATTTACTGCGGGCATGAGTGGGATTTTTTAGCAGACCACCGTGTAGGTGAACGAAGTGGCGATGTTGGATCCACCGCCAGTTTCGACGGCCTGATTGACGGCGACGTATTCGCCAACGTTCTGGCCAAGCTCGAAATCCACATAACCAGCGTCGAAGCCGGTATTCCCGGTGATGACGTAGGTAGCAGTGGGATCGGTTTCGGAGGCAAGCGCCCCGGTCGCTCCGCTTTTAAGCGTAAGCGTGAGGAGCTTGGTGGCGACGAGGACGCTGTTCGCAGGCCAAGAAGCGCGGAGCTTCATGCCTTCGCGATGCGGCCCAGCAGGCCCGATGTAGATTTCATCGGAGTCATTGTTGGCAGCGGCAGCGGGGAGCGCCTTGGTAACGCTGAGAAGAGCGTCTGCTTTGTTTCGGCGATTAACTTTTTGTGACATGGTCTTAGTTAGTTAGGGTTGTCAGGAGGGTTGAATCACACGGTTTCCGCGTTGGAGAGGTTGATCGTCTGATAGATCGGAACACCCTGATACTCTTCGGGCATCGGAGCGGGAGCGCCGATGGGCGAGTAGGTGGTGCGGCTAACTTGAAGCTGCTCGACGGAGCGGGGCGTTGCGAAAATCGCGTTGGGGTTCATGCCCAGTTCGCGAGCTTGGCGGAACGCCTTCGCAAGGAGAGCGTCGGTCAGACCCTTACCGGAATCGGTTCCGAGGTTCTTAATCCGGATGGCGCGGTTCTTGTTCGCGAGGCGAGGAGCAACGCGGCCCGAGATCCAGTTTTGAAGGCAGCGGAGGCTGTTGCCGTTCGCGTCGTCAACCGTTTCTTCGGTCCAATCTTCGCCGAAGAGAAGAGTGTTGTCGTTTCCGTAAACGTGATCGCATTCGCCTTGCAGAAGCTCCATGATCCAGACCGAGCTTTTAGCGGTCGAACCGGTAGCATCGACAACGTGAGTCGCGGCGCTGTTGGACTGAGCGAGGAAGCCGGGAGCGGCCTTGGCGTCAACGCTTGCTTGGGTCGTGCCAGCATACCATTGCTGGAATGCGATGTGACTAAGCACTGCCTTCGTCACGCTGCGAGCTTCGGCGGTCAGCACACGGGCCGGATCCTTGCTGGCGTTGAGAACGCCTTGGATATCGACGTTGATAAACTGCTCGATGATTGAGGTCTGGAAGATGCGCGAGGCGAACGTGCCTTTCTTGGCCGAGGTTCCTTCGTTGGCGTTACGATATCCAACGGAGGGATTGCCAGTCTGAATCGAGAGCGTCACGGTGTCACCGGAGATGGTGTCAACCGGGAAGACTGCGATTTCGGGATACATCGCAACGACTTCCTCAACGATGGGCATACCGATGCCCTCGTCGATGGCGAGCTTGTCAACGAGCGTCACGGATCCGGTCAGGGAGCGGTGAAAGGGGGTTTGCGATCCGCCGATGTAGTTGCGCGAGAACTCGCGAGCTTCGGAGTAAGTCGGAACAACGATGTTGCGGCCACGGTCACCCAGCGCACGCTTGGCGTTCTCCGCCCAGGTGCTTTGAAGGTATTGGCGAGTGCCCTTCTTGACGGGTTCGCTGAGGACTTCAACGCGTCCGGCGGAATAGGCGGGATTTTCGGCTTTCATAGAATCAAGAAGTTGGCGCTTGTAATCGTCAATGCTCAGACCGCTTTCGATGGCCTTGGTAATCTCAGCCTGGTTGCGGCGGAATCCGTTACCGCATTCGGTAATTTCAGCGGCACGCTTCCGATCTTCAGCGATGGCGCGTGCGGCTTCTTCCTTCGCGAGTTGAGCGATTTGGATTTTGTTCAGTTCGCGCTCGACTTCAGCAGCAGCGCGGACTTCGTGTTGGGTTTCCGCCGGGGCAGTCGCAGCGGGAGCCGTTGCGTTGTCGGCACGTTGTTGTTGGTCTTGGTCTTGGTTTTCCATGGTAATGGAGGTTGAAAGTTCAGCGGCTCGTTGGCCGAAGATGGAGGATGCGTCACGGACTCCAGCGCCGTCGTCGGCAGGAATCGAAACGAGAGAAATCTCGAAAGGCTCCCAATCCATCACGCGATAGGTCTCTTTGCCGCTCTGCTTGTCGCGCTTTTCCATGACGAGCGCATGGACGCGATAGCCAACGGAAATCTTGGAGCGAATCCCGTCCTTAACGTCTTGGAAGATTTCCTCGCCTTTAGCGGATCGAGAAAAGCGAACAGTTGCAGCTCCAGCCTTGCCATCGATGCGAGCGGATTCGATCACTCCCACCTGTTCGCGGGGATCGTGATCGAGCAGGAGCGGCGCGGAGTTGTTCAGCCGCTTCAGGCGAACAGACTTTGAACCGTGGTCGAGAATCTCGACGCCCCAGCTCCGCTCGACTTGATCGGTTTCAGTCGAGAAAACAACGTCTACCGTGCGCTCGTCCTCGTTAATCGAGGAGCGCGACAGGTCGAAGGAACGGACCTGGGGTGAAAACTGTTTTTGTGTGCCGCGCGACATTGCGAGAGACACCACAAAACGAAAAAGAAACGCAAGAGGATTTTTACGTCTGCCAATTACCTAGCAGGGAATGCACCGGCGATGTGCCTAGAAAGCGTTGATTGCACTAGGATTGCGCGGTTTTGCCCATTGCGCGGAAAAGTGCGATTTGAGAGCAGGTCGGAGGTTTTTTGCCGATTCTTGCAGTCTCAACAAGCATGTAATCTGGTGTCCTCTTGGGGGCTTGTTGCGACTAGGAAAAGCGGTCGCGACGACAC